CGTCCCAGGCGGCGGCCCTGGCGGCGGCCCAGGCGGCGTCCCCGGCGGCGGCCCTGGCGGCGGCCCTGGCGGCGTCCCCGGCGGCGGACGCATCGCGCCGCGCAGCCTTGATTACCGGCTTGATGCCAGGTGTCGCCGCAAAGTTGGCAATCTCCGGTAGACCGGCGAGTGCATCGGCCTGCGCGGTCAGCCCGGACAGCCGCAGCCATGCCGGCGTGTACGTGCGCACCAGCCAATCGCAGGCCATCGTTGCGCGGCGGCTCTCCACGTCAGCGCCGGCCTTCGTGCCCACAAGCAGCGGGATTAGCGGGCGCAGCAGCTCGGTGCGCTTGTCGGACGGCAGCGAGTCGTTCCAGCTGCGCAAGAACGCGCCGATCACGGGGCTGGCGCAAGCAGGGGTGTCGCTCCATGGCTCGCCCGCAACGAAGCTCACGGCCTCCATCACGCACATGCCCTCTTCCATGTTGTTGTGGCCGCCGCTGGCCAAGCGAGTGTCCAGCACGGTGCTCAGGCGCTCGGGGTTCAATTTGGTTTGCATTGCGGGATCCTCAATTGGGATCGCCGACCACGGCACGATCCAGGGGGGGTGATCTGCACTGCGGAGGGAAGGGGGGATTCCGCAGTGGCCGTGGCCGGCGAAGGGGTGACCGATCAGCGCAGGTGGCTATGCAGCAGATCGGCGATGAACCAGGGGCCTTGCAGCGCGAGCCACAATGCGGCGGTGAAATAGGTGACGAGAGCGGCCACGGCGAGCCAGAGGCGCCAGCGCGCACGACGGGGTGGCGTGGTGTTTACGGCTTGGCGGATGATGGCCTCGCGCTCGCCGGCACGCATCGCATCGCGGTAGGCGCGGCGGTAGTTGTGGCTTGGGCTCACGGGTTCTCTCCCGTTGCTTTGACGATGGCGGCACGCATGCCATGGGTCATCGCCGGCACGCCGAACTGATCCATGAACGTTGCGTGTCGGATGCCGTCGATGCAGAACTCACCACCGCCACCGGACGGGAACGGCTCCCAACGTGCCGCCCCGGAACACAGGACGCTGGCGATCATGGCGTGATCCGGGGCGGAGGCGATCAGAGTCAAGGTGATCCGCCGTTCTTCAGCACGGCCAACCCACGCATCGACAGCAGGGACGACAAGCGGTTGGCCGCCCGCGTCACGCACCTCGCCCGAGAGGTCGGAGACACTCCACGGCCCCTGCGTGTGCCCGTTCATGCCTCACCCCGCACGCGGCTCAGCGCGTCGCGCAAGCCTTGGGCCGTGGCATCGCTGGGGTAGCGCAGGTGCGCGGTGGCTGCGTCTTCCAGACCCGCGAGGTGCGCGCGAGCGTCGGTGAGCATCTGGGCGCGCTGGTAGAGCTCATCCTTCTGCGTGCCGCTGAGCCTCTCGGCCAGGACGTGCAGCGCAGTGGCGGTGTGGCGAAGGACGGACAGGACGGGAGCATTCATCACCAGCCTCCGTTTAGCGAGTCGGCGAGGTTCTCGCCGCGATCCTCGAACGCGCGGGCATCAGCCTCAATCACCGAGTCGTCTGCGGCTTCTTCGATCAGCCCGGCAATCCAACTATCCGCGGCCTTCGCGACGCGCATCAGGGCGCGGAAGTGCTGGCTGTCGTCGGGGCTCTTCGTTGCTTCGTCGAGCGTGTCGCCGGCCGTGAGCCGTGCGAACACGTCGCGCAAATCACGCAGGGTGACAAGCAGCTCAGCACAAGCCGAGGGCTCGAACACCGGGCAAGCCTCGCTGTCGGTGTTATCGGTTACCAACTCGCGCACGCGCTCCGCGTCAGCCGCGATTTCCTCGCTGGCGCGCGCCACTGCAGCGTCGCGGGCGCTGGTGTCGTCGGGCTCGAAGTCACCGGGCCCCCAGCGCAGTGCAGGGTTCGCGTTCATTTCGCACCGCCTATGCGGGCAAGCGCTCGAGCGATGTCTGGCGCTTCGGGATTCGTTGGGCGGAACCCCGCGTCATGCATCGACTTGGCCCAGGACTGCATCCAGCCAATGACATACGGCTCAGACCTATGCCCCATCGGGCTCGTCAGGTCGTTCAAGCCGCGCAGGATGCACTCGAAGACCTCGGCTGCCTCGTGGTTGCGCTCGATCAGCTCTTCCACTGCGACGCGAGCCGCGACAAGATCGCGATGGTCTTGCGCTGCGCCGTTGTAGTCGGATGCAACGGTGAACGCAAGTTGGTGATCCAGCACCACCAGCGGATCGACTGGCGCGCTCATGACTCACCGCCTACGCCGGCTAGGGCGGCGGCGCGGCGCTTTGCTGCAACGTCGCGAGCCCGATAAAGCTCAAGCGCGGTCGCCTCCCATGCTTCATCAGCTTCTTCCGAAACGACGTGCGATGCGACCGCAGCTTCGCATTTGTCAAGTTGGCGGTCAGCCTCGATCAGCTCGGCCATGGCGGCGCGGGCTTCGTGACCACCCTCGATCATTGGTCTTACGGGGTCGTCCATTTCGACGCCGCGAGACGCGAATGCGAGCAGAGCATCCAGCACCGCCAGCACATCCACCGCCGCGCTCATGCCCGGCTCCCGTGCGTCACTGCGGCAGCCAGCGGTGCCGGCAACGCGTTGTCGGCGATTTCCAGCGAATGGGCGCCGAGCGCATCGCACAAGTCAGCGGCGAGCTGCGCGGCTTCCTTGGTCGTCAGGACGATGCACATCGCACCCACGGAGATGGTTGTGGTGACGCGCCCGTCGATCATCGCCTTGGTCTCGACAGTCGGCTTCTCCATCCACACATGGACATGTCCGTGTGCCATCACGCCACCTCCTGCGCATGCTCCAACTGCCACATGCGGCGAGCGGCGGTGATCGCCAGCGCCTCGTCGATGTATGCCACCGGGGTGCGCGAGAGCACCTTGTGCGTGTCGGTATCGATGACGAGCCCGATGTGGCCCTGCGCGGTCGCGGACGGCTCAGTGATGTAGTAGACGGTTGCCATTTCCCTTCCCTCTCGCCGCGGGGTGCGGCGTGGGGAGGACAATAGCGAATTGCTATGCTCTGCGCAATAGCTAAACGCTAGTTGATCGAAACGACGTAGTTTAGTAATGCCACGCAGCCACGAAAAACCCCGCCGGAGCGGGGTGGTGGGGTGCTGGTGCGAGCATGGGTCAGATCAGGGGAAGAGGTGCGGCCAGGCCCATTTGAGGACGGCGCCCGCCGCCAGCGCGATGATAGCCCCGATGATCTTCCATTGCGCGCTGCTGATGACCCTCAGCAGACCAGCAGCACCACGGGGAGCGCCCGGGCCGGGCGGTGAAGCTGCGGCGTCGCGTTGGGCATGGCGTCGGTGGGTACGGCGTAGGTGAAGCCGTCCTTGCCGTAGCCGTCGATGCCCCAGTGGTTGGTGCCGCACGATGGGCAGGCGTCGGTGCTGGTTCGCTCCCGCAGGAAGCGCAACACGTCGTCGATGGTGAGGGGCATGCCGTCAGTGCCCGACAGCGTAGGGGTCTTTTGTGCCCGGCTTGCCGGTGTAGGGGTTGACGTTCGGCTTGCTCGTCCAGTTGTCTACCTTCGTGCGGTTCGGCGCAGTCTGGTAGTACGGCATGACGTACGTGCCGGATTTATTGACGTAGCCGCGGTGGTAGCTGGGGCCAAGCTTGGGCGCCTTGTAGGCCTTGGGCGTGTAGCTGCGCACCTTGGGCGTGCTGTAGGGGTTGCGCGGCAGAGCGATGGCAGCCAGCGGCAGCAGCGTGGCGGCGAGAAGCAGGGCGATGGCGGTGCGGTGCATGGATTACCCCTCGTGGTATCGCCGGAGCTCCCGGCGAAGATGGAAGACTTCCAACTCAAGCGCGGCGACTTTCTCCTTAGTTGCGTCAGCATCTTCCGCTGCGCGGCTGGCTTGACTGTGAAGCTCTCGGATGGCATCGCGGAAATAGAGAAACGCGGCAACGGCACATCCGATGGCGATGGAACTCCACCACGGCAAGCCTTGCGCTCTGGCGCTGCCACTCAGCCAGTAGATGAGGGCTCCAAGCAGGCAAAGTCCCGTGAGTTCATACCCCAATACCGCGGACAGCAGCACGACGACGCCAGCAATGAGCTGCACGGCAAGCGAGTAGTGCGCATGCGTGGACGCCAGCGCGAAGACGAAAAACCCTATGCACGCGCCGAGGATGGCGAGCGGGTTGCGCCAGTACCACGGCCACGCCATGAGGTTGGCAAGCGACCCATCGGGGTCGCGAGGAATACCGTATTTCCCCCTTGCTCGCATGGCGTCAGAACTCTTTTAGCGTCCAGGCCGCGCGCGCACGACCACCGATTTCGAGCTCTTGCATGGGCGCGTCCACTGGCTCGTAATCCGGGTTCGCCGACAGAATGCGCGCCGTCCCCTTGCCGACCATCTGCAGTTTTTTGATGTAAACGAGGCCGTTCCAGCGGAAGCAGTAGACGGCATCGCCGAGGAACCGCTTGACGCGCGAGTCCAGGAAGACCGGATCGCCATCGTTGAACATCCCGCGCATGCTGGGCCCGCGTCCCGTGATGACGCGAACATCCTCGAACGGGATGCCGCGCAAGGTTTGCTCAGCCCATTCTCGCGTCACTTCTACGACGTCCACGATCTCCGGGTAGTCCCCCACGTAGTCCCCTCGTCCCATGCCAGCGAACCCCTCCAGGAGTGGGAAACGAACGTAGCCCGGCGGCGTCTCGCGGACTGCGATGGGCGCAAGGTCGCGCGAGTCGTTCGTGGCGTCGAACCATCCACGCGGCAAATCAAGCGCTTGTTCTATCTTCGAGGCATTGGCATCGCTGAGGCTGCGTGCACTTTTCCCGCCGCCCTTCGCTATCTGCCACAGGTAGGTGGCGTCGATATTCGTAGCACGCGCAATTTCGGCCTGGCCACGCTCTTCCAGCAGGCTAGCGAGGCGCTGCCTGCGCAGTTGTTTTCGCTCCTGGATCGACATGATGGGCTCCATGGGGCGACTGTCTAGCAGCGTGCTAGTAAGCGCAACAAGCGATCAGCTATTGCTTTCAAATAGCTATATGCTAGTCTCGCGCCATGAATCTCGCCGACTACATTGCCGAGCCCGCTCGGCGCGCCGAGCTTGCCCGGCAGCTCTCCACGAGCCGCGATTACCTCTGGCAGATCGCGACAGGGTGGAACGGTCGCCGCGTCACCGCCGAACGTTGCATCGCTATCGAGACCGCAACCGACGGCGTGGTAACGCGCTACGAGCTCCGTCCGGACGTGTTCGGCGAGCCGCCAGCCGCCGCCGATCCCAAGCCCTCCCGCGAGGTGGCGTAGATGAGCCTCGACGAGATGGCCCGTGGTTACTGGGCAGGCCTTCGGTCTGCGGCGACTGAGCTGCCCGAGTGTTACGCCGGGGCTTCGTTGGCCTTCCGATACGGTTGGCTCAACGGACGTGATGACCGACTCCACAGTCCGCGCGAGCGTTCGAGCGCTTCGACGCGCTCGCGCAGCGCATCTACCTCGGCTGGCATCGCGGCGATGCGCTTCCAGCCAGGCACTCGTTCGAGTGCCTTCATCAAGTCCTCCAATATCCCCATGGGTTCCTCCGCTGGTCAGGTTGTGGGCTGGGCGCCCGCAGCCTACCAGCGGCGGGAGCCCGCCATTTTGCGTGTTCGATTCCATGCCGCTCATTCTTGCGTCCGCGCAGGGGAATCGCGGGGACGATTCGTTCCCCAGGATTCCCAAGGAGCGCCGTCATGCAACAACTGACGTTGACGCTCGAGCCCGGACTGGCCGCACGCAACCGCTCGTTGCGCGAACACGTCGCCACGCACGTCTATCAGCAAGGCCTGGTCAACGTTGCCGGCAAACTCGACATGGCGCCGTCCAAACTCACCGAGAAGCTGGCCGGCTGCGATAGCGGCGGCAAGGCTCGCGGCGTGACCGTGGACGAGTTGGAAGCCTACATGCAGCGCACCGGCGACACATCGCCGGTGCTGTACCTCGTGGACAAGTACCTGCGCGATCCAGCGGTGGCACAACAGGAAGCGCTGGCGAAGCTCGCCGCACTGGCCGATCAATTGCCGGCACTGTTGGCCGCGGCCGGCATGCCGATGACGACGAAGCGGGGTAGGGCATGATCGAGTTCATCGGCGACCTGACGGAAAAGGGCATCCCGAGGCTTGCGCAGCGCGCGGCCGGCGTGATTGCCGACAAGGGCGAGTGCGCCATCTTCTTGTCGCTGGAGACGCGACGCGCCTACGCGTTGACGCGCACCGATCCCGACTGGCGCACCGCGGTGCCGCGTAACAGGGCGCATTTGGTGGGCGTGTACCGGCCCACGACGGGTGTCTATCAGCTCGCGCAGTGGATCGGTGCGGACATGTTGGCGCACCAACGCCAGGAGGCGACAGCATGACCGCGCCACTTGTGCCGCAAGACGTCGATCTGCGCGGCATGCCGTGGATGCCGCTGGACACCATGCGTCTGATCGATTCCGATCTTTTCGCGCTCTCGACCGGCGACGAATTCAAGGCCGCGGTTGCGCTGTGGTGTAAGTCCTGGGCGCAGGTGCCTGCCGCCTCGCTGCCGAACGATGACCGCATCCTTGCGCACCTGAGTGGTGCCGGCGCGCGATGGAAGAAGGTCAAAGCCATCGCGCTGCGTGGTTGGGTCGAATGCGATGACAGTCGCCTGTACCACCCCGTGCTTGCCGAAAAAGCGATGGAGGCCTGGGACGAGCGTGTTGAGTACCGCGATGGGAAGGGGCAATCCGATCTGCGCAAGCGCCGCGAACGCGACTGGCGAAGGGCAGCATTTTCGACGCTGGCCGGCATCGGCATCGTGCCGCCATGGAACGAAAAGACTGGCGCATTGCGTGACCTCGTTGCGCATCATCGACTAACTGTCACGGTTTCTGACACACCACCTGTCACGCCACCTGTCACAAATGACACCGTGACAGTCACGGCTAAGACAGGGACAGGGACAGTAAGAGCAAAAGCAGAAGCAAGCCCACACACCACGGCGAGCCCCTCCCGCGCGGGCGCGTCGGATGCTCCGAGGAGCGGTGTGTGGGAGCCGATGCCCGACGATTTGCCGCCGGCCGCACCGCCGAACGATGCCGTGCAGGCCTGCATCGAGCTGCGCCGACGCGGCCTGCGGATCACGCCGCAGCACCCGGATTTGCTGGCCGGGATGGCCGAGGGCGTGACCGTCGCCGGGCTCGTCGCGATGGCCGAGGCCTACCCCGACAAGCCGGCTGGCTACGTGATCGCAGCCTGCCGACGACAGCGCGCCGACGGTGCATCGCTCACCCCAACACCCGCCGCAGCACGTCACCCAGCGGCCGATTCCCCCACCGCGCCGAGCAAGACCCTCCGCGGCTTGCAATCCCTGCAGGAGCTAACGACCCATGGCACAACCCGACTGGATCCTAGACTCAATAGTCCGCGGCCTGTCCAGGCTGGCGACGCTGAGCCTCGACCACACTCCAGCGATGGACGTGATCCGCGCGACAGCCGTGGTGTGGCATGAGGCCGTCACGCATGGTCGCGAGTTCCTCCAGGAGCGTGACCGCGACCGCTTCGATGCGGCGTTTCGCACGCTGGCCCGCGACTGCCGCGGCTGGCCGTCGCCACGCGATTTCCTCGACGCGCTCCCCGCGCTGCAGACTCCCGCCGCGGTCGCTCGCATCGACGACGAGGCACGGCGCCGGCGAGGCATGCAGCACATCGGCGAGATTGCGAAACGCATGGGCTGGCAGCAGGAGGACGGTGATGCGCCCGATTCCGTTGCGTGATCGTGTGGTCGCTGCGCTGCGACTCGCGCCGATGACCGCTGCGCAGGTCGCTCGATGCCTGTCGGCGAGCGAGTCGGCAACGAGCGGCGCGCTGTACGACCTGCGCGCTAGTGGCGAGGTCGTCGTCGCTGGTGGTGTACGGCTCACGACGCGTCCGAGGCACGTTTGGAGGCTGGCATGACGTCCGCTCAGATCAGGGGCGAGCAGGAGGTCTCTGTGCGCGACATGCACGTGGGGTCGCTACCTACCCAGTGGCCTGACTCAGCGAGCGCCACCACGGGCCGCTCATGTGCCTTGTCGTCGATTCTGTCCGGGTATCTCCGACTCACCATCGGCGTTGACCCCGGCATCCTCGGCGCCCTGGTCGTGCTCGGCGACGGCGAGCCACTGCAATTCACCGACATGCCGACGATGCCCCGCAAGACCCGCGGCAATGAGGTAGACGCGCGCCGGCTGGTTGGCATCGTGCGCGGCATCCTGCAGGCCTCGTCCGGTGCGCACGTCATGGCGGTGCTTGAGCCGCCATCGACGCGTCCGGGCGAATCACCGACTGCCGGGCAACATTCGGGCGAAGGCTACGGCGTGCTCAAGGGCGTCTTTGCCGCGCTATGCGTGCCGTGGGTAGAGGTGCGTCCGCAGCTGTGGAAGAGGCATTTCGGGCTGCTGGGCACGGTGAAGGACGTTGCCCGGCAGTACGCGATGCAGCGCTTTCCGCGGCACGCTCAGCACATGTCGAGGAAGAAGGACAACGGGCGCGGTGACGCGGCGCTGATCGCGCTGTGGGCGTGGGAGACGGAGCAACATGCGGAGCTGACGCTATGACTCGTCGTCGTCCTCGTACTCGACCGGCGGCGGCGGACAAGCGAGTTGCTCGAGCGCGTACTGCACGGGGTAAGGCGCTGGCCGGTTGTCGGCGTCGGCGAGGTAGTAGCGCATCATCCGCGCGGAGATGCCTAGCCGGCGCGCCGCCTCTTGCTGCGACACGCCGGCCCTCTCGATCAGCGCCCGGAGGTATTCCGGGCGCGGGTCGTGGCGGGTGGCATCGGGCTTCATTCCGCTTCGCCGTTGTTCCGCATGGCGTACTTGATCGCGCGAGCACGCACGCGGTACTCGTCGCAGACGTAGTACGTCGCGTCAATCCTCGCGTGGTGCTCGATCCACTCATCGTCGTAGCAGGCCGAATGCCCGTCATCCATCCGGACGACAATGCTGCCATCCTTTTTCCTGCTGACATCGACTATGTGCTTCGCCAGGTCGCGCGCCTCAAGGTACACGCTGTACCAGCTTGCCCAACTTGCGACGGCGGCGGTGAGGTCTGGTGTCGTTGCACCTATGGATGCTGTCCTGTAGATGAGGGCGCCGCCGGCACTAAACGTCCCGATGCGCTCACCCAACTCATCGGACAGACGCCTGGCGGTGGCGTAATCGTTGTGCTTTTCGGCTTCGATTGCCGCAGTGGCGGCCTTGCCGTAGCTCACGTTGGTCTCTGTGTAGGTGCCCATTTTTCTCTCCTGATTTCGCCTCGCCGGGGTGGCTGGCATGGGTGTTATTATAGGCAATCATTGCCTAGTGTCAAGCGCTATTACGAAACGACGTGGTGTAGTAATTCCCGGCATGCAGAGCATGCGCGTGCCGGGTCTCACGGAGTGCGACGGGGATGACTCGGCGCAGCTCACCATCGCGGTGGTGGCCCACGCCGGCATGCCCGGTGCGGCCGATGCGGTGGACGGGAGACGTCGCGCTCGCGCTGCAGCGGCACATCGAGTCCGTGAGTCGGTCGCGCGGCTGCGTCGTGTACGTGTTCGCTCGCGGGCAATGTGTGTACGTGCTGAGTGAGGATCACCCGCTGGCGCATCGGTGGGCAGTGGAGCGCACTCACGAGTGGGTGGGGTGTTACGCGGGCCGGCCTGAGGCGGACGTGCTGCGCGGTGACCTGGCGTCCGTTGACACGGCGCGGCGGCGCGGCAAGGTGCAGTCATGATCGACACGGCAAAATCAGCTCGCATCACCGACGCGCTGCGCTGGCTCGCGAGCGAATTCAGCGCGACGCGCGACGAGTTCCGCGCCGCGCTGCAGCCGGACGGAGCGGCGCTACTAGAGGGCTGTCAGGGCCTTGGCTACGTGCACGGCCCGCGTGATCGCATCGTCGTCAGCGCGGTTGGGCGGCGGAGGCTTGCGGCGGCTGACGCAATGCTGGCAGACGCCGGGGGCGACTAGCCGTGGCCGCGCGCCGAAAGACTCCCGCCCCAGCGCCGGCAAGTACCGGCACGCGGTGGGTCAAGGGGCAATCAGGCAACCCTGGCGGCCGGCCCAAGCTTGCTGGGCACGTGCGCGACCTGGCTCGCACGTACACGGGCGACGCGCTCGAGACGCTGGTCGAGATCATGCGCAGCAAGACGGCCCATCCGACGTCCCGCGCGCTAGCGGCGAACGCGATCCTCGACCGCGCATGGGGCAAGCCGTCGCAGCCGGTCGGCGGCGCGGATGACCTGCCGCCGCTACAGGGTGTGACACGCATCGAGGTCGTCGCCGTGGCGGCTGCGGCGACGACAGCTGCGGAGCGCGAGGACGACGCATGAGCGCGCTGCGCATCGAGATACCCGAGCGCATGATGCCGTTCTTGCGCGATCGGCGGCGACACAAGATCGCGCGCGGCGGGCGCGGCGGCGGCAAGTCCTGGGCGGTGGCGCGGCTGCTGGCGATCCGTGGCTATGCAGAGCCGATCCGCTGGCTGTGCTGCCGTGAGGTGCAGCGATCGATCCGCGAAAGCTCACTGCGCATCCTCGCGGATCAAATCCGGGCGCTTGGGCTGGAATCGCACTACGACATTCAGCGCGACGTGATCCGCGGCGCGAACGGCACCGAATTCATTTTCGCGGGCCTGCGCGATCACACGGCCGACAGCATCAAGAGCTACGAGGGCTGTGACGGCGCATGGATCGAGGAGGCGCACAGCGTCAGCGAGCACAGCGCGAACACGCTGATCCCGACGATCCGAAAGCCGGGCAGTGAGCTGTGGTGGACGTACAACCCCGACCAGCCCACGGACTTTGTGCATGCGCTCGCGGAATCGCGCGACCCGAATGTGCTCGTGGTGGATATCGGCTGGCAGGACAACCCGTGGTTCCCTGGTGTGCTCGATCTTGAGCGACGCCGGCTGATGGCGCTGAACGATGACCTCTACCGGCACATCTGGGGCGGCGCGTGCCGCACCGCGGCGGGCATCCTGTTCAAGCGCGTGTGGTTTTCGCGCTTCGATCTTGGCGCCGAGCCGGCGCAGCTCAACCGCTACATGGCGAGCGACTACGCCGGTGGGCAGGACCCGGACAAGCCCGACAGCAAGCCGGACAACACGGAGCATGGCTGCTGGGGCATCGACTGCAACGGCGAACTGTGGGCGCTTGACTGGTGGACGGGCGAGGGCGAAGACCCAGCAGTATGGGTGCAGGCACTGGCCGCGATGATTCGCAGAAACAAGCCGCTGGCGGCATTCGAGGAATCCGGTCCGATCCTGCGCACGACGAACGGCGCGATCACGACAGCGCTGCTGCAAGCCAAGGCGTACACGCAGCGCGTGCCGCTGGCGAGCGCTGGCAGCAAGGTGTCGCGCGCGCTGGGCTTCGCGATGTTGGCCAGCGCAGGGAAAGTGCACATCCCCAACACCGAGTGGGGCGAGCGCCTCATCAACCAGTTGTGCTCGTTCACCGGCCAAGACGGTCGGCGCGACGACATGGTGGACGTGTGCAGCCTCGTTGCGCGCGGCATTGACCAGATGGCCCAGGCGCAGCCACCGTCGCCGCCCGCGCCGCCGCCGCCTGAGCCTTTTACCGACGCGTGGTTTGCCCAGCGCGACGGTGCCCATTCCCGCACGGACGCCGAGCGCGCCCGCTACTACAGGTGACGATGATGGCCGACGAACTCCTGCCGCAAGACCCGCAGCAGCCCGCGCAGGGCGTGGCCGTGGCGCAGGTGACGGTACTGCAGTCACCCGAGCAGCGCCGCGCAGCGGACGCGAAAGAGCGGGCCGACGTGAAGCGCTGGATGGAGCGCATCGACGCGGCGCGCAAGTACGACGAGGAGGCGCGCAAGCAATACGCGAAGGATCGGCGCTACGCCCGCGGCGATACCGGCTCCGAGGTGGCCGCGAACCTGATTGGCACGTACATCGACATCCTGGAATCCTTCCTCTACGCCCGCGACCCGGACGTAGACGTACGGCCCGCGCGGTCAGCTGAGCCGCCGAGCCTGGACGCCATGCGTGACGCGGCCGAGGATCATGTGGCCGGCATGCCCGATCTGCAGGAGGCGCAGCAACAGGCCTACGCCGGCGTGCTGCATGACACGGGCGATCCAAGCAAGGCGCAGATGGCAGGGAAACAGGCATCCGATGCGCTCCGCGATCACTTGATCCAGAAGCAATTCAACGAGGTTCGCAAACGCTTCCAGCGGGCGCAGCGCGACGCGAAGGCTTTCGCCGACACGTTGGAGATCATCGTGTCTCGGCTGTGGAAGGACGCCCGACTCAAGACACGCGGTACGCGCTTCGTGCGGTCGGCGCTGTCGATCGGCATCGGCGTGATGAAGGCGGCATGGGAAGAGCGCACCGCACCGAGCCCGGAAACCGTGCAGAAGATGCACGACTTGCAAGCGATGGTGGCGCGGCTGGCGGCGACGCGAGCGGGCATGGACGAGCAGAGCGGCGAGGAGGCCGACGCGACGATGGCCGACTACCAGCGTCAGCTACAGGCGTTGCAGGCACAAGCGATGCAGGTAGTGGCGCGCGGCTTTGTCGTGGATGTGGTGCCGGCGGAAGACTTCCAGGTTGCTCCGGGTTTCATGGTCGCCGACTATCTCGACGCGCCGTGGGTATCGCATCGCATCCCGATGCGCACGGACGAGGCAAAGGCACGCTTTGCGTTGACCGACGAACAGGTCAAGCAGGCCACGAAGTACGCGGCGCGCAAGCCAGTGATGCAGGCGCACGAGGCCGCGATGCTGCTGGACACGGTGACGGCGAGGGACGCGGATGCGTTCGTTGACCCGGCGAGCAGCAGCGACGGTTTCGTTGGCGACGATGGCGGCGACTGGGTGATGGTCGAAGAAATCTGGGACGCCGGCAGCGGTAGCGTGCTGACCGGGCTGCGCGGCGTGCCGGGTTGGGTGAAGGAGCCGTGGCAGCCGCAGGCGACGACGCGGTTCTTCCCGTTCTTCGTGCTGGCCGTGAACGAGGTGGACGGCCAGCGGCATCCGCAGTCGCTGGTGGCGAGGTCGGCGAAGCTGGTGGACGAGTACAACCGCATCGGCACGGCCGAGGCCGAGCATCGCCGCCGCGTGCTGCCGGGCATCTTGGTCAACGCGGGGAAGGTGGGCGACGAGCAGCTGAAGCGCGTTGTCGGCTCGGCGGTTGGCGAATACACGCCGGTGCAGTTGACGCAGCCCAGCGCCAACTTGCGCGAGGTGTTCTTCCCCAAGCAGTACCCGCAGATCGACCCGATGCTGTACGACCGCTCGCGCATCATCAACGAGCTGGAACGCATCTGGGGTATCCAAGAGGCGCTGTCGGGGTCGGTGAATACCGCGAAGACGGCGACCGAGGCGCAAATCCAGCAGTCCGGATTCCAGGCGCGCACCGGCGGCCGGCGCGATGCGTTGGAAATGGTGCTGGGCGAGCTGGCGCAGTACACGGCGGAAGTGGCGCGCGCGAATGTGTCGCTGGACGATGCGCGCGCGATGGCCGGGCAGGATGCGATGTGGCCCGAGTACACCGGCGCGGATGACCTGGCCGGCATGGTCACGGTGGACATCCGCGCCGGATCGAGCGGCAAGCCGGACACGGTACTTGAGCGGCAGGCGTGGGCGCAGCAACTGCCGCTGCTGCAGCAGATGGTGATGCAGATCGGCCAGCTGCGCGGCAGCGATCCGGGCGACATTGCCGACTCGCTCGAAGAGCTGGCGAAGATCACGGCCGAGCGCAGCGGCGACCGCATCGACATTGGCGCGCTGCTGCCGCAGGCCGGCGAGCACCCGCAGCAGCCTATGCCGGCACCCGGCGGCGCGCCTGCGCAGGGCCAAATGCCGATGGGTGCGCCGGACCCGCAAGGCCCGATCCAGCTCCCGGCGCTCGCCGGGCAAGCGATGAACTGACAACAACGACGCGGAGAAACGACGATGGCAATCGAGAACGAAGGTACGGGAGCGCCGGTGGTCGAAGGCGCCGGAACGATCGATCAGGGTTCGGAACCGACGCCCGAAGAGGCGGCGCTGTCGGCAATGGACGAGGGCATTGCTGCGGTGAGCGTGCAGGACGATGCCGCTGCCACGCCGGCACCTACGCCGGCACCAGCGGCCGCGGCTCCGAACGACGATGGCGCGACGGCCGCTGATGGCGCCGTCAAGCCGGAAGGGGCGACGCAGCCCGAAACTCCCGCGGCGGCGGCTCCGAACGCGGAGACCGAGCAGGAAATTGTCACGCTGGGGCTGAAGGAGGCCTCGGCCGAGCGCTTCCGTTCGCTGTCGAACGAAGTGCGCGAGCTGGCCCCGCTGCGCGACGCGCTCAAGACGGCCGGCATCGATGACGTGGCGGCGCTCCCGACGTTGGTGCAGGAGAGCCGCGATTACCGCGACTTGATCGGCATGGTGCAATCCACTGGCGCCAGCCCCGAGCAATACGGCATGGCGCTGGACTACATCAAGGCGGTGAACGCAGCACAGACCGGCGACCGGCAGGCCGCCGAGCGCGCGTACTCGACGATGGAGGCCGAGCTGAAAGCACTGGCGACGATGCTCGGCAAACCGGTTCCGGGCGTGTACGACCCGCTGCAAGAATTCCCCGACCTCGCAAAAATGGTGACGGACGGCGACATGACGCCAGCGGCTGCGGCCGAGTTGGCCGGCTTGCGCAAAGGTCAGGCGCTGGAAGCAACCGGTCGGCAGGTGCAGCAGCAGGTCGCGTCGCAGCGTCAGCAGCAGGAATACGCTCAGCAACAGGCGGAGCAGCAGGGAACGAACGCATTGAACCGCCTTGGTGCGGAGCTTGCGGCAAGCGATCCGCAGTTCGCGATGAAAGCGCCGGCACTGGTGGCAAAGCTGCAGGAGGTGCGCGAGAAGGTGCACCCGAGCGAGTGGGAGAGCGTGGCGCGCGCGCTGTACTCGATGATTCAGGCGCCGGCTGCCGCAGCCCCTGCGCCGGCACGTCCGGCTGCGAAGCCAACGCCTGGGCCGGTGCGCGGCCTGTCGCTGCACCAGTCAGTGATGCCGACCACGGACGATCCGATGGAGGCGTTGGAGCAGGGCATTGCTGCAGCGAGCATGTAGGCGCGTGCCGTTGACACAACGGGCGGATGCTGCACTGTGCGGGTGCGCGGCGAGGCTGCTGCGCACCACGTGCGTTCATTGGCCGGGTCGCGCCGGCAGGGCTGTACAGCGGAGTCGTCCCGCCGCAGGGCTGTAGCTGAGGATCGTCCCGCCTCGACGTGGATGGACACACCCCATCACCATCGAGGCTACGACCATGCCTTTCACGGCTGCACAAATCGCCACGGGCGCGAACTATTCGCTGGCGACCTTCCAGAAGAAGGAGCCCATCGACCAGATCAACATCCAGCACAAGACGCTGGATTGGCTCGTCAAGAACAAGGAACAGTCCACGTTCGGCAACGGCTCGTTCAAGGAACCGGTGTTCGTCAACAATGGTTCGAACGCGCAGAACTATTTCGGCGCCGACCAGGTGACGTACAACGAGCGCGACCCGGTGCGCTGGACGGACTTCAGCTACGCCAACATGCATGACGGCTTCTGGTTCGATGAAGATCGCCTGATCGCGGCCGGTATCTACCTGTCCGATGACGACAGCGCGATCCCGACGAGCACGGAGAAGGAAGCGCTCGTCAACCTGCTGCGCCAGAGCTTCAACGGCTTGAAGCGCGGTGTGCAGAGCGCGTTGGCATTCGAATACCTGCGCGATGGCACGCAGAGCAGCAAGGCCATCCCCGGCCTGTCGTTCCTGGTTGCGGATGCGCCAAGCACCGGCACCGTTGGCGGCATTGATGCGTCGGCGAACCCGTATTGGCGCAACAACGCGAACCTCGCGATCAACACCAGCACGGACGACTTGATCGAGGAAATGCAGCACTCGTGGGACGACTGCCAGCTGTACGGCGGCATGCTGCCGACCTTCATTCCGTGCGGCAAGAAGTTCCGCGACGCCTACATCAACGCAGCCAAGACGGCGGTGCAGCGGCACATGGTCGTGCAGGGCAAGGGCGGCGCCCGCTTCGACGCGTCCGTAGACGACATCAACTTCCACGGCGTGCCGCTGGTGTGGGATCCGACGTTCGAGGCGTTGGACACGTTGCTGGGCACCAGCACATGGAGCAAGAGCGCGTTCTTCCTCAACGAGAACGCGATCAAGCTGCGGCCGCTCAAGGGCGAGTGGATGCGCAACCGCAAGCCGGAGGGGCTGCCGGATCGCTACGTGACGTACTTCGGCACGACCTGCAAGTACGGACTGACCACGAACCAGCGCAACGCGTTGGCGAAGTTGTCCATCGCCTGACCTACGGGCGCCCGGTGAAATATCCGGGCGCCCTCACGCATTCCAGAGGGCTGCACCATGAAGCAAATCACCATCGGTACTGCCGCCACCGACACCAAGGGCGAGACGCCGTTTTCGCTCGATTGCGTGGCGCTGAACCTGACCGCCGCCGCCATCGCCATCACCGGCTCCGACACCTCGGGTGGCACGTACACCGCCGTCGTGACCGTGCCGGCCGGGGGCGCCATCAACGTCTCGCGCCCGCCGCGCTACCTCAAGGGCGCCACGGCCGGCGTGATCCTGCTGGCCTGATTCTCCGCAGTGACCTTGCCGCCCTTCGGGGCGGCCTTCTTTCCAGACCGAGAGGCAACATCATGGGCAAGCATGCCTTGATCCACGTCGAGATTCAGCGCGGCCACGATGTGATCGTGACCGAGGTGCCGGCGCACGAGGTCGATATCCTTCGAGCCGTGCATGGCGTCAACAACGTGCGCGAGGGCGACGCCACCGGCGAGCACGTGTTGCTGGCTGACAGCGCCGACGCCGAATACCTGCGCCTGCAGGGCAAGTACCGTCGCATCAACGCCGCCGACCCGGTGGGCATCGCGCACCGTCTTGGCGCGCGGTCGCTGGAAGCATTCGGCTTCGCACTTGGCCGCGGCGAGCGGCAGGCTGCGCCGCAGTCGGGGTTCCGCAAACATGCGCCGGCGCCGGAAGCTGATGCCGAGCCGCGCCGCAAGCGTGGCATAGGGGCGGAGGCGTAACCCGCATGACCTGGCGCAGCCCCTTCGCAGACGGCCCGTGCACGGTTAGGGCAGTGAACACGAATGGCACCTTGGTGTTCGACGCCGAGTTGGCCGCCGGAGTTTCGCGGGAGTTCAGCGATCCGGATCAACCCGAATCGACGTTTGTCGTTGCGGTGTCCGCCGGCGGCATTGTCTCGCTTTCTGGTCCGCAGTACGGCGGCGCTCGTAGTGGGTGGGAGGTTGATGTTGTCCCGGCGACGGCGCCGGAGACGGCGATGCAGGTGTCAGGCATTGCCGCGGATGTGTCATCCGCGGCTGAAACGAATGCGATCATGGTGTTCGGCTCGCTTGGCGCGGACGATGCGGCGACTGATCTGACGATCAAGTATGGACGTCCATCGACTGGCACGCCGGATCCTTGTCCAATCCCCGACCCGCAACCGGGTGTGAAGCCGTCGTTGTGGGGCGTGTACGCGGAAATGACGGGGATCTGACGTGGCCATCCTTCTGCAATTCACGCCGCAGTACGAGGTCGCCGACGATGTGCACAACTGCGATTGCGACGACGGTAATGCGAATCGCACGCTGGGCCAGCTGCGCGCTGACCTGATGCTCCGACTTGGTTTCGGCGCGCAGGTGAACAACCCGCCGCCGGGCATGACCGATCTGCTGAACTCGTTCCTGATCGAGGCGCAGGAGCTGCTCTATCGGCGCTACGACGTGCTGCGCACGGAGCGATTCTTTACGTGGGAGCTGCAGGAGGGCGTGCGGTTCTACGACGTGGACGCGAACGCCGAGAGCTGCCCGACGAAGCTGGACCCGCGCAAGATCACGTGGGTGGGCGTGGAGCGGGACGGCATCTGGTGCCCGCTGAGCTGCGGCATTCCGCCGGAGCTGTACTCGCACGATCAGCGGTCGGGCTGGCCGCAACGCTACGAGATTCGCAGCTGCATCGAGGTGTGGCCGGTGCCGGAGGCGGATGCCGGCAAACTGCGCGTGAAGGGGCGCTTCGAGATTCAGCCGTTTGCGGCTGACACGGATCGCACGACCATCGATGACCGCACGGTGTTTCTGCTGGCGCTGGCGAACGCGAAAGCGCACTACCGGCAACCTGACGCCGGCAACTATGTGCAGGAGCTGGAAAGCTACATGCAGACACTGGTGGCCGGCGCGCACCAGACGCGGCGTTACATCCCTGGCCGCGATGCGCGGCTTGACCCGGTATATGTGCAACCCAAACCGCTGGAACCGTTCCCGTGAGTACCCTGCAGCTATCCATGCTCAAGGGCGGGATCAACCGCCTGCGCGTGAAGGGTGGCACCGACCCGTCCAGCCTGTACGACCTTCTGAACGGGTTCGTGGACATGAACGGCAACGCGGTATCGCGGCCGGGTACGCGCCGGGTGGTGGCGCTGCCGGCTGGCACGAAGGGCCTGATGGCCTTCCGCGGCGGGTTCTACGTGTTCTCGCACGTAGCCACGCCGATCAGCGACGCGCGGTTTCACTGCTTGGTGTTGGTGGACCCGAACGATGCCGCGCGGGCGATCCACGCGATCCACTTCGCCGCGCCGTTCATGGGGTTCCCCTACGTGGTGGCGGAGTTCGAGAACGGCGACGTGTGCCACTACTGGCTGCAGGGCGCGGGCGACGCCAGTCACGCGTGGTTGCCGAACCATGTCTACCTTGAGGGCGACGTGATCGAGCCGACTACGCCGAACGGCCTGGCCTACAAGGCCGGCGGCGACGAGCACCCGCCGGCGTGGCAGCCATCTACCACGTACGCGCTGGGCGATGCGGTGCAGCCGACCGGCTACAACGGCTGGAAGTACGTGCTGACCGAGGCGTCCGGCGAGGCGCCGACTTCAGGTGCCAACGAGCCGGCGTGGCCGATCACTGAGGGCGCCATCGTGTACGAGGATCAGGACACGACGCCGACCACCACCACGCCGGGCAGCGGCGGCGGCAGCACGCCGGGCGGCGACCGCTACAACAACGGCATCGGCAATCCGAAACGGAATCCGCCGGGCGAAGGCCCGGTGCACGGTGTGGACTACGGCCTATGACGGCGAAATGGCAGGCAGGCAAGACCTATCCGCCCGGCTCGCTGGTGGTGCCGGCGAGCGCGCCGCCCATTGATGCCACGCAGGCGACCAACGGGTACTTCGAAGACGGCGCGACAGGCTGGGACTTCACTGGGAATTGCCAGCTCGCGACGTCAGGCGGTTACGGCAGCCCGAATTGCTGCATTGGGCCGTATCCGCCCGGCGGCGACGGCGAGGCGCTGAATCAGGCCAAGTTCCTGATGATGGCCGGCGAGTCGATCTATGCCAGCTGCATGATCCAGCAGGGTGCGTCGGACGTCGATCATACGCGCGGTTGGGTAGTGGTGCGATTCTATCGCGCGGACGACAGCGAAATCGTCGGCAGCGAGGTCAAGGGGAACGTGGTCAATGATGGCCGTGGTGGCGCCTGGATCATGTCAGGGACGACAGCCTACGCACCGTCTGGGACGGCCTACGCGCGCTGCGGTATCCACCTCTGGCAGGGCAGTAAGGATCCGATCTGGGGCGACAACCTTGCCGTCACCTACGCGCGCCGCAAGCCGGCCGCCGGCCTGGTGTACAAGGCGACGCAGGCCGCGCCCGGAAAGAGCGGTGCCAACGAGCCGGCGTGGCCTGGCGTCACTGGTGTCGAGGTACAGGACAACGAGGTGACGTGGGAGGGCGTGATCGCTACACGCCTTGGCTGGACGGCGGTGCCGTTACTCAAAAGCGGTGGCGTGGAGCCGGATTGGCCGCTCGCCGTGGACGGCATGGTGCGCGACAACACGATCAACTGGACGACGATCTCGCGCCGGGTCGCCGACAAGAACTGCCCGGCATCGAAGGTGGTGGCGATCATGGCGAGCAAGGTGTTCGCCGCCGACAAGGACATTGTGCGGTTCAGTGCGACGGTGAATCCGTTGGATTGGACGAGCGAGCAGAACGCTGGCTACCTGCCCACGGGGCTGCAGCAGGCGAACGCGAACGACATGGCGGTGCTCGCGCCGTACCGCTCGAACATGACCGCCTTCAACGCGTCCAGCTTCCAGAACTGGCAGGTCGATCCCGACCCTTCCGCCATGTCGCTACTGGACCAGATGGAGGGCATCGGATCCACGTGGCAGCACGCGGCGCAGCCGGTGGGCAATGACCTGTTCTACCTCTCGCAGCTCGGCGTGCGGTCGGTGTCGGTCGCGGCCGGCACCGAAAGCCTGTCGGCCGGCGACGTCGGCGTGCCGGTGGACGAGCTTGTGCGCGTGGCCGTGGCGGCCGATGCGTCGCCGCTGGGGCCGATGGCCACCTACTACCCGTCGTCTGGTCAGTACTGGTTGGCGTGCTTGGACGCCGCGGGCAATACGAGCACGTTCGTCTGTACGCTGAACGGCGGGAAGCCCAAGTGGAGCCGCTACGCGTTCCCGTGGGGCATCGACGCGTTCGCCCAGCTCGGCAGCGATCTGTACATTCGCCACGGCGACGAGGTGAGCATCGTGGACGAGACGGTGGCGACGGACGACGTGGCCGGTGTGGCGACGCCTTTCCCTGGCGTGGTGCAGTGGTCGTGGCTGGATGCGGGCGCGCCGGGCGTGACGAAGATGCTGGAAAGCGTGGACTACGTGGGCACCGGACAGGGGCCGCAGCTTTCCATCGGCTACGACCAACGCAGCGCCACCGCGTTCACGCCGCCGTACCAGCTGGAAGACGACACGCTGCCAGGCGCGCCGATTCCGCTTCCAGTGGCGGCGCCCATGTTCTCCGTACGGCTCGACTTTGCGGGCGGGGCGCCGTGGCAGGTGAATGCCGTCATGCTGAACCTGATGCCATTGGGTGGCCAGCCATGAGCGCGCGGCTGGCAAACCTGATGGTGGAAGACGTGGCCTACCTCGCGCACCGCATGCGCCCGGACGAGATCGCGCAGTGGCTCGCGCTGACGGGGCTGCGCGATTACGACCCGGACGTGGCCGCCCGCGCGTTCCTTGCGATCCGCGGCCCAGCCTTCACGGTGGTGGACGACACCAGCAAGTTGCCGGTGTGCTGCGGCGGCTTCGAGGAGATTCGGCCAGGCATCTGGCAGCCCTGGATGATGGGAACGATGGACGGTTGGGCGCAGCACTGGCGATTCATGACGAAGGTCAGTCGGCGGTTGATGCGTGACCTGTTCGCCAAGGGTGCCAGGCGCATCGAGACCTACGCACTTGCGAGCCGGAAAGACGCGCACGAGTGGTACGCGCGCGGCCTGCAACAGCAGTGTGAAGGGGTGCTGCGGCACTGGTTTGCGGATGGGCAAGACGCCGTGTTGTACGCCAGCACGCGGGAGGATTGAGACATGGGCGGTGGATCGAGCGATGCAGCCAATGAAGCGAACCGGATGGAGCAGACGCGCCAGCAGAACATCCGCATCACGCAGCGGCGCATCAACCAGGTGTTCAACGACCCGCAACGGTCAGCGGACATTGCGAATTTCGTCGGCGCCACGCGGCAGTACTACCAGCAGGACTTGGATCGCCAGAAGGCGGACGCGGATCGTGGCTTGATCTTCGCTCTCGCCAAGTCCGGTCTGAGCGGCGGCAGCACGCAGGTGGATCAGCAGCAGCGGTTGGGCGACAACTACGCCAAGGGCCTGCTGCAGGTCGAACAGAAGGCTCAGGGTGCGGGTGGTGCGCTGGAAGCGGCAGATCAGGATGCCCGGCAGCGTTTGATCGGGCTGGCGACCAGTGGGCTCGATTCAACCACCGGCGCGGCGCAGGCGGCGGCGATGATGAAGAGCAACCTGGAAAACCAGCAGGCCAGCCTGGGCGCGCTCAGCGACGCCTTCACCGGGGTGAACAACTTCGTGCAGCAAGCGAAGGACGCCCAGCAGCGCCGGCAGGGCTACTACAGCACATTCGGCGGACAGCGCAGTGCGCTCTACGGCGGCGGCTCGAACGCCAACAACAACGGGTTCGGAGGGTACTGACATGGGCGCAGCAACACCGGCGATCCCTTACATCATGGCAGCGGTGGCGGCCGGCGCGCAGTACGTGAACACCAAGAACACGCAGGCGCGGCAGGACGAACAGGCTGCGCAGGGCATCCGCAACCAGGCGGCCGTGCAGAAGCGAGCCGACCAGGACGTGAACGCCACGGTGGACAAGCTGGCGGCCAGCACGGCGGCGCAGGCACGGGAGCAGCGCGCGACCGACTACATGAACCAATTGCGCGCGAATCGCGACAAGATCACCTCGGGCCTGACGCCAAACATCGGCAGTGGCGTGTTCCAGCGGAGTGCGGCAGCGGCGAACGACGCCGTGCAGCAGAAGGCGCAGGACACCGCCGGCCTGATGGCGACGATGGACGCCGCCGGCCTGCAGCGTCAGCAGGAGGGGTTCGACTACGGCCAGCTTGGTACGCAGTTGGGCCTGGATCGCCGCGAATCGCAGGGCCAGCAGTTCATGGATCAGATGCGCATGAACGCGATCCACCGCAACGGGCTGGTGGACTTGGGCGCCGGGCTGTTGAGTGCTGGTGCTGGCTACGCGGCGGGGAGGATGGCGCCCACTGGGATCGCGGCCGCCACGGGCGCCACTGATGGCACCGCCGCGGTGCCCAGCGCGAACTGGTGGGATGCGGCCGGGACGATTCCAGTCAATGAAGCGACCGGCCGCATTCCGGCGTGGCGCTGGAGCTGAGGAGAAAACCATGCCTGACAATTCCGGCTACAACCTCGGCAACGCATTGGGCCAACTGGTGATGGGCAACCCACAGCGCCGACAGGATGCGTTCCTGCAAGGCCAGCAGGCCGGCGCGCTGGTGAATGACCGCATGGCGAGCGCGCGCAAGAGCCGCGCGGACGCGATGCTGGGCGAAGACCGCCTGACGGCACGGCAGGGCATCACACCGGAATCGATGACGCAGGCCGGTTATTCGCCCGACCAGGCTGCGTTGCTTGGGTCGATTCTGCGCGCCAACGATTCGGTGAAGCTAGCTGACCTTGGTCAACTGGCCATCCCGCAGGCGGGTGCCGCATTCCAGCGCGCCGCCGACGCCGTGAACTTGGGCGACATGACGGTGGCGAACCGCAACCTCGCGTTGGCCGGCGGCAAGCCGGTGGAGACGACCAAGATCACAGACGGCACGGCATACGACGCCTATGCCGACCCCAGCCAGACGATGCACACCACGGCGCTCGGCGACGCCACCATCGGGGCGCGAAAGGCGCAGGCGGCGGCCAGCTACGGGCAGGCGAATGCGGCGAATGCGCACGCGCGGCTGTTCGACAAGCAGACGTCGGTGGGCGGCTTCAATCCGCGTGCGGGTGGCGACATGGGATCGGCGACGCCGCTGGCCGACCCGAACGGCGCGCACGGAGCTGACTACGCCGCCACGCTCGATCCGACGATTGCCGCGCAGGTGAAGGCGTTGGCCGAGGGTCGCATGGCGTTCCCGACCGGCACGGCGCTGAAATCCCCGTACTGGCAGGGCATGCTCCAGCATGTTGCACAGTACGACCCGAGTTTTGACGCGGTGAACTACAATGCGCGCGCTGGCACACGCAAGGCGTTCACGTCCGGCAAGGAAGCGCAGACGATCAACAAGCTGAATACGGTGGCCGAACATCTTGGCTTGCTGTCGGATGACGCGTCCGCGCTCAACAACACCAGCTTCCAGTGGTGGAACAAGGTCAAGAACGCAGCCGCGAACGCGACGGGCGATCCGTCCATTGCGCGGTTCAACACGGCTCGCAAGGCTGCCGCAGACGAGGTAGCGAACGTCTGGCGCGCGACCGGGGGCAGCATGGCGGACATCGAGGAAAACATGAAGAACCTCGACAGCGCGCAGTCTCCGGAGCAGTTGAATGCAGCCATCGGCACGTTGACGCAGCTGATTCACGGCAAGGTTTCTGCGTTGCAGGATCAATACCGAACCGGCATGGGAACGACGGCCGACGCAAACCGGCTGGTGAGCCCGGAAGCGCAAGAAGCGTTCGACAAGACGCTTGAGCGAGCAGGCGTGGATCGCACTGCATTCGACCGCGCGGCGCAAACGACGTCCAACACGCAGCTCGGCACGCAGGTAACCGCGCCGACCGCGCGGCCGACCACGCAAGCGCAGTTCAACGCATTGCCGTCCGGCGCGATGTACATCGACCCGGACGACGGCAAGACCTATCGGAAGCCCTGACCATGCCTCGATTCAACGGAATTCCTGTGCAAGACACCACGCAGCCGGCCCGCGGAGGCCGTCTCGGCGGTATCCCGGTAGACGATGCACCGGAGATGTTGCCAACCGTGCGCGTGACGGCCACGCCGGAGGAGGTGGCGGCCGCGCAGCCGCGCAGTTTCCTGCAAGACATCGGGCGCGCCGCGGCGATGACGGGCCGCAGCGTGGTGCATGGGGCGTTGTCGCCCGTCTCCATGCTGCATGACGCAATCATTCGAGCGCCATACAACGCCATTGCCGAGGCGGTTGGGTCGGATTCACGCATCGCCCCTGGCGATGAGCAGCTTGGTTCGTACATGGACGCGATGCACATCCCGAATCCGCAGCCGGAAAACGCAACCGAACGCGTCGTAAGCGGCATTGATAGTGGACTTGGGAGCGTTCTATCCGGGGCTGGGCTGGGCAGCCTGTTTGCCAAAGGCAGCGGAGCGGCGGCCAAGGGGCTCGGTGACATGCTCGCATCAAGGATTGGCGCGCAGACGGCAGCGGCAGCCACCGGGGCAGGTTTCGCTGGTATTGCGCGCGAGGCCGGAGCCAGCCCAACGGCGCAGATGACTGCCGGCGTGCTCGGAGGCATCGCGCCATCTGCTGGATACGCCGGCCTCTCGGCCGGACTGCGCGGGCTGGCGCGCGGTGGCGAGACGGGTCGGCAAGCCGTGATCGACAACTTGAAGGCATTCGACGCAGCAGGCACCACGCCAACAGTGGGGCAGGCTACGCAGCGTCGTGCGGCGCAGAGTGTCGAAAGCCTGCTGGCCAAGGCGCCGGGTAGCGCGGGGGTGATGGATGCGGCGGCGCAGCGGCAGGCGCAGGAGGCGTCGCAAGGCATTGACGCTATCGCCGACCGGCTATCGACCATCACTGATCCGGCCGGTGCGGGCCGCACGATTGAGCGCGGTATCTCCGGCGCTGGCGGGTTCATTGACCGCTTCCGGCAAGAGTCGGGGGCGCTGTACGACAAGCTCGACTCATTCATTCCCGCTGACCAACGCATCGACGTGTCCAACGTGATGAAGGTGTTGCCCGAACTGAACCCAACAATTCCCGGCGCACCGTCCACATCGCGGTTCTTCCAGAACGCGCGGATCAAGGGCATCGAGGGTGCACTGAAGTCGGACGCTACCGGGCCGGATGCCGCGCTGACGCGGCCGGAGGTGCAGCAGAAAGCTGGCGCACTGGAAGGTGCGCTGCAGTCCAACAACGCGAAGATCGAGGCGTCCAACCAAGCCGGCCAGGCGGCCGTGGACGAGGCCAACTTGCTGCGCGCCGGAACACCTAAGCAGACATTCTTGCCGGACGAGCCGCTTTCGGCTGGTGAGATTCAGGCGGAAATCCGCGACATGGCAAGCCAGATGGCTGACGGCAAGCTGCCATATGAGGCGGTGAAGAAGCTGCGCACGCTGGTGGGCAACGAGATGAACAACAACTCACTGGTATCCGATGTGCCGCGCAGCAAGTGGAAGGCGCTGTATGGAGCCCTTTCCGCTGATCTGCAAGGCGCAGCGCAGAATACCGGCCCGGATGCGCAACGCGCGTGGAACCGCGCGAATGCCTATTACAAGGCCGGCCAGAACCGGATCGAAGCCATCTCGAATGTCGTGGACAAGGTGGGTGGCCCGGAGGCGGTGTTCAATGCGGCCACCAGCGGAACGCGCGATGGTGCCACGACGCTGCGCGCGGTGATGCAGTCGCTGAAGCCGGAGGAGCAGAAAGTGTTGGCTGCCGTGATGGTGCGCAAGCTGGGCCGTGCGACACCGGGGCAGCAGAACGCCATTGGTGACGCGTTCAGCATGTCGAGCTACCTGACGAACTGGAACCGACTTTCACCGGATGCGCGCAAGGTGCTGTTCCGGCGTTTTGGCCCGCAGTTCTCGCAGGACATGGATCATCTGGCGAAGATGGCAGAGAACGTGCGCACGGGGAGCAAGGTGTTCAGCAATCCCAGCGGCACGGCCGCGAGCGCATCGAACATCGGCGCGTGGGCATCGGCGCTAACGTCTCTGGGCACTGGACACCCTGGTGGTGCGGCGGCGGTGGCAGGCGCTGCGGCGACGGCCAATGTCGTCGCTCGCGTGATGACGAACCCACGGTTCGTGCGCTGGCTATCGAAGCAAACGCAACTTGGCCTAGCTCCACAACAGGCGAACTTCGCCAACCTTTACAACATGGCGAAGACGCACGACGATCCGGATCTGAAGACCGTGGCTGACCTGCTACGCGAACCACGAGTACAGGAACAGGGCGACGCATCCGATGAGAGCGATGGCGCACAGCGGTAGCACCAACGAAAACTTGATGTCATCCCACCACGTGAAGTGGAAGTTGTCCTCGCCCTTTCCTGGCAAGTCGAGTCGCAGTCGCTCGGATCGCTCGAACGCAGGATCAATCTCGAACGGCGCGCCCGGCTTTGGTGGCGCGCTGACCCGCTTTCGTAGGGATCGAGTGGTTTCCATGGGGCGATACTATCACTGACGGGGTTTCTGGCCTCGGAAGCCAGAAATGACCCACCAAATCGACCACAAAACGGTTAAGGGGATGACGCCCCAACAAGTAGGCCGGTCAGGTTTTTGCGCAAATCCGCGTACGGATCTATGGCGCAAAGCGCGAGGATGCCAAGCATCCATATTACGGAAGCGGATATCCCGAGCCGTCGCCACCCGCCAATCCTTCGCATGTCCATCCCCCATTCCGATCCCTCGAAATCCTACCACCGGCCTCGCGAACCCCGTCAATCGTCGCGACCCGCATCACACCCAAGGGCATGACGCGGATCGCGGAAGGGCTGCAGAGCAAGGCGGCCTAGCCGTCTTCCGTTGACACGAGCCGCCGCCGCGCCACGCTGCGGCCATGACCTTCGCGCGCGTCCCCATCCACCGTACAAGCCCCACGCAGACCGTGCTGGTCGAGCATGGGGCGACGGTGGGCGCGACGTTCGGCGTGAACCTGCGCTGGCCGGATGGCCGGCTGGTGCAGGCGGGCGACTTCACCACGCCGTCGCCGGCCGGAGGCAGCGAACTAGGCACGACTGACGACCTGGACGAGGGCCAGTGGAACCTCTGGTTCACCCCGCGCCGTGCGCAAGACGCGGTGGGCGCGATCCTGGCCGACTCGGCGAACGTCACGCTGCGCTACACGGCCGGCGCGACGATCACGGCTGACCTGACGGATGTGACCGACTCGGGAACCGGCGCGCTGCTGGCTGTGACGTTCGACGCCAAGGGACGCAAGACGGGTACGCGCCCGGCCACGATCACCGGCACGGCTGGGCGCGTCACGGTTGCGCACGGCGATGCCTCGGATGGCCTGCCGACCATCGACCTGGCCGCGGTGCCGGATGCCGGCGGTGGCACGCTGCAGCGCACGGCCTTCGATGACCGTGGGCGCAAGACCGGCAGCAGCGCGGCGACCACGGACGACCTGCCCGAAGGCGCGGCCAACCTCTACTACACCGACGGACGCGCATCGGCGGCCGCTCCCGTGCAATCGGTCAATGGCCAGACCGGCGAAGTCGAGCTTGACGCATTGGACGTCGGCGCGGCGACGGCGGCGCAGGGCGCGAAGGCCGACACGGCGCTGCAGGCGGTAGTGGCGGGTGCAAACGTCATGGTGAACACCACCGACCCGCTGCGCCCCGTGGTCAGCGCCGCCAGTGGTGGTGGTGCGATGCCGCCGGGCTACATCGACGGCCTGACGATGCAGTGGGTCAGCGGGACGGCAATCACGATCACCAGCGGCGCAGCCTACATCGAGAGCGCGGGCGCTGTGTTGATGGTGCCGGCTGCAATCGCCAAGGTCGGCCTCTCGCTGACGGTCTCGACGTGGTATCACGTCTACCTGTACGACAACGCCGGCACACCGGATATCGAGATTTCGACGGCGGCACCCGCAGCGCCCTACAACGGGACGGCGCGGAGCAAGGCCGGCGACGCCAGTCGGCGCTATGTCGGAAGCGTGCGCGTGCTAGCCTCCGGCGCCATAGCAAAGTTCGCCCAATCGGGTGGACGCATTAGTTACGAGGAAAACATTCAGTCCGACGTGTTTGCTCTCGTCGTCGCCGGAGCGGCCACGACCGCAACGACGCTCACCTGTGCTGGCGCCACGCCAACCACGGCGACGCATGTGTCGCTCTCGGTATACAACAATTCCGCATCCGTGGTGTGTTGGCTAGCCAATGCCGATTGCAATTTCGCGCTGGGTGGCGGAGGCAACTTCCTGCAAATCGTCGGCATCCGTAGCACGGTTGGCGTAGACATGCCGATGGCACATGACCGTTCGATTCAATACGTGCGCAGCGGCAGCGAATCCGGCGGCGCGAACGTCAGCGCAGTCGGCTATCTCTACGAGCGCTGACTATGTACGCCATCGCCGCCACCAGTTACCGAGCCATTGCATCCGCTTCCGACGTCGGGCCAGGCGAGACGGCTGTCGATGTCATTCCTGACGCACTACTCGTCGCGTTGCGCGGCACTGATGCGCGTCAGCAGCGTGACGCCATGCTCCGCGCGTGCGACTGGACACAGGGCAACGACTCACCGCTGACGGCCGCCGAACAGTCCGCGTGGGCGACGTACCGACAGGCTCTCCGCGACGTCCCGGCCCAGCCTGGATTCCCTGACGCCATCGGCTGGCCGGTGTCGCCATGACCGAGACCGAACAGAACTCCACGAGGAACTGGCAATCCGTGCGCACCGTACTTGAGGGTCTGATCCTCCTTGGCATCGTATGGCTTGCCAGTTCCATCCAAGACCAAGCGAAGGCCACGATTGCGCTGCAGACGCAGATGACCAATGTGGCCGCGGACATTGCCAGCCTGCGCGGCCAGCTCGCCGACGTGCCGGCATTGAGCCGCCAGCTGACGCGCGTGGAGACCACGCAGGCGGAATTGATGCGTCGTCAAGCCATCGACGAGGCGCGCTGGGAAAAGCTGGACAACTCGAAACTGAAAGGGTGGGCACGATGAAGCTGACCGACGACGCGCATGTGTGGCATCGGCTTTGGTCGATGCGCCTCACGATCCTGACCACCATCTACACGGCAGCGGCGGGCGCTTGGGTGCTGCTGCCGCCCGACTGGCAGCCGCAGCTCTCCGAGGGCATGAAGGCGCTGTTGGCCGGTATCGGCGTGGCCCTGCCGGCGCTCGCTGCCGTGGCGCGCGTGGTGCGACAGGACTTGCCGGCGCGGCCGGCGCCAGCAGTGACCGTGCCGCCGCCGGCCAAGACCGATGCTTGACCTGTCCCCACTGGTGCCGCGGCTGAAGCGCGAAGAAGGCCTTCGCCTGCAGGTCTACGACGATGCCAACGGTGCCTACATCCGGCCCGGCTCGCGTGTGGTGGGCCAGCCCACTATCGGCGTGGGCTGCAACGTGGGGCCCGGGGCCGGCATCACTGAGGCCGAGGCCGAATACCTGCTGCTGAACCGCCTGCAGGCCGCCGCGCGCGATGCCGCCACGCTGCCCGGCTGGGGTGCGCTCGACGACGTGCGTCGGCTTGTGCTGGTGGACATGGTGTTCAACATGGGCGCGTCCACGATGCGTGGGTTCGTCGGCATGCTCGCCGCCGTGCAGGCACACAACTACGACGCGGCGGCCGCCCACATGCTGGACAGCCTGTGGGCCAAGCAGGTGGGCCGGCGCGCCGTCGAGCTGGCCGAGATCATGCGCACGGGGGTGTGGCATGCGTGACGACGACGACTTGCGGGCCGCCCGCGGCATTGTGGCGTGGCTCTGTCTCTCGCTGGTGGGCTGGGGTATCGGCGCTGCCCTGCTGGCCTGGTGATTGACGTGATCCTCGCTCGCCTCAAGACCTGGGCGCTGGCGCTGGCCGGCTTGCTAGCCGCCATCGGCTCGGCGTGGCTTCTGGGCCGGCGCGACGGCAAGCAGGCCCAGCGGCAAGCGGAAGCCGCGCGTGACGCGCAGGCGAGCGCGCAGGCCGCGCAGAACACCATCCACGCCCACGAGGTGCGCCATGAGGTTGAAGCCACGGTATCGAAACTGCCCGATGCGCCGGCGCAGAAGGTGGGTGATGCTGCCCCTGGTACTGCTGCTGGCCGGTTGCGCGACGGCGGGTGGACGCGTGATTGAACCCGACCGCTGCGCCGGTTGGGCGCCGATCTACCCGAGTCGCGCGGATGCGCTGACGGACGGCACGGCGCGGCAGATTCTGGCGCATGACGAGTTCGGGGCGCGCATGGGATGCTGGCCGACACCGACGAACAAGTAGGCCCTCGCCGGCATCATTTTCGAATCCGGCTGGATAATTTGCAGGTCGCCCCGGCCGTCAGGCCTCATCCGGCGAGAGTCCAGGCCAGCGGGACGTGGCCGACCAACGATCAGGCGCGGGCCGATGGCCGGGGCGCTGCACCACAGCCACGCCACCGATTTGCAAGCCATTGATTCCTCGCAGAAGTTGTCCCATCCATCATCGGGGCGCAGCAAAGTTGCCAGCCCTTTGGATTCAATGACTTGTGTTGTGAATCAGTCGTTTGCATCTTGCCAGTGTTCCCGCGCACTCCCGCAAAATCCCGTTGATTCCCGCCCGACTGTGCCTGTAGTGTGCCAAGCACTCTGAAGTGTGCCAAGTGGCGCACGTCCTGGCACACTCATGGCATCCATCACCAAGCGGGGCGCGGTCTGGCGCGTGCAGGTACGCATTGCCGGTCGCTCCGACTCCCGTACCTTCCACAGCAAGCAAGCGGCGCAGCAGTGGGCGCGTGAACGTGAGGATGCTATCAGGCTCGGTCGGGTGGACGATACGCCGAGACTGACCCTGCGGCAGGCCATCGACCGCTACGAGATGGAACGCCGGGGATACCGACCGCTGTCGCCCACGGTGCGCGGCAACCTCAAGCGCTGGCAGGAATCCCACGGCGATCACGACTTTGCCATGCTGACCGCTGAGGACGTGGTGAATCACGCAAAGGCTCGAACGTGCGGCCCCGCCACGATGGCGATTGAGGTCAGCGCGCTGCGGGGCGTGTACACCGTGGCGCGGACGTGGGGCATTCGGCCGGCGCTGCATCCCATCGACGAGGCGATGCCGACGCTGCGACAGCTGCACCTGGTTGGCAAGCCCAAGGAACGTGACCGTCGCCCCACGGATGACGAGCTGGTGCGCCTGCGCGCCTACCTGAAGGCGAACAAGCGCATTCCGATGGCGGACTTGATGGACTTTGCCATCGCCTCGGCGATGCGGGTCAGCGAGATGACTCGCATCCTGTGGCGCGACCTGGACGCCAGCAAGCGCACCGTCGTCATCCGCGACCGCAAGGATCCGCAGGAGAAGGACGGGAACGATCAGACCGTGCCGCTACTCGGCGACGCGTTCGATATCGTGATGCGGCAGCCGCGAAGGGGGCTCCGAATCTGGCCGCACCACCCGGACAGCATCGGGCGATGCTGGGGTGACGCATGCGAGGCGCTCGGCATTGGGGATTTGCACTGGCACGACCTGCGTCACGAAGGCACGAGCCGACTGTTCGAACAGGGCTACCAGATTCAGGAAGTGGCCGTGGTCACCGGCCATCGCGACTGGAAATCGTTGAAGCGCTATACGCAGCTGCGGCCCGAGAGTTTGCATCGCGGCTAGCCCGCCTTCTTGCGCTGCGCGTCCCACCAGTTTGCCACGTCGCGCACGTCGAACACATCGTTGATGGGGCGTGGGAGCGTGCCGGCGCTAATGCGGTTGCGCACGGCCTTGTCCGTGAGGCCCGGGAAGAACTCCGCGCGGAATTGCTTGAACGTCATCGTGGCGCCGTGCTGGCCGTAGAGCAACCAGAAGGTTGAGTGTTCGGATGCGCTCATGCTGCCTCCTCGCCGTCCTTGCTGGGCTTGCTGCACGCCCGCCACGTCTGACCCTTCCAGATCGCGCGGATGGCTTGCGGGTGGACGCCGAATCGCTCGGCCAGGTGTTGCGCGGTGTGCATGGTTTTGGCTTTCCTCGCTCGGCGAATCTCGATGACGTCGGCCGGCAGCAACACGGCCATGTCGCCGTTGCGCTGAGCCTCGGGGAGCGGACATGCGCGCAGGTGGGCCGGGTTGCAGCAGGTGCGCGAGCCGCAGGTGGTGGTGATAACGATGGCCTCAGGCAGCGCGCCCCAGAGGGTCTCCCACATCCAGCGCGCGGCGGTCAGGCTGCGGCGGCGGTGCTGCTTGCGGGCGTAGCCGGCGGCATCCACGCTGCCGAGCCACTCCCAGCATGCGCCAGGCTCCTTGGGCAAGCGCACCATGGGCTTGATGGTGGTTCCGGCGATGTGGGACATGATTATTTCCGTGGTGTGTGGTTTATCGCGTATGGTTATTCGCAAACTGTTGATTGTTCGTGCGATTAACGAATTATTAAAATGTGTTACACCTCGTTTTCTAGGTCTAATGCTTGTTACACGGCGCGGTCATGGCGCGATGCCCGCGAAGTGTGGAGCCGCTACACGCGCGGCCTGATCTTCCGATTCATACCAGCCTTTCCATTTGAGCCGTCCGTTCTCGCGCACCACGACTTGCCATGCATTCTTTCGCTTGTTCCACGAAACACCGCGATGCCTGGATGAGCATCCACGGCGTTTTCCTTGGTTGCGGCAATTCTCGGCATCTGTGCACGCGCGAAGGTTTGCCTTACGGTTATCCAGCTTGTTCCGGTTGATGTGGTCAACCGCCGCAGTCGGTGGATCGTCTAGCAAAAAACGGTGCATTCCAATCGTGCGCCGGTGCCCGTCAACAGCAGGCTGTTTCGTAACCGCATAGCCTTGCGTGGTTATCCACCACGCAAGCTCCGATAATCGGCCAACATCCTCGTCGTCCACCAACACAATCCTTCCCCTCACTATCAGTTCTGCCATTTCGTTCTCCAACAAAACGCCGTCTAACTACGCGGTCAACCGGACGCGCTACGCGCGCCGGTTACCTTGGTTGTTAGGGCTTTTGAATCCGCTCGCGTGGGCGATCATCGGTGCAACTCGGGTCTTTTGCTTCAAAGTAGCCGCCAACGCGCACTTGGTCGTACACGCTCTGGCTCACCCACCACGTCGCGGTTTGCCACTGCTTCCCGTCGTATGCCTTTATCTTCACGGCCCACGCTTCGGGGTAAAAGAAGAACATAGGCACAACCGTGGTCGTCGTCGTCTTCCCGGTGCTGATCGTCAGCGGCATCAAAATCATGGTGGTGTAGGCTTGCCGGTATTCCTTGCCGGTTACTTCGCCCTCGCGCAGCTTGTGGCCGCACGCGGATAGGGCCAACACCATCGCAACAATGGCGGCAGCCCTAACTACTCGGTCAAGCCGATGCTCACTCGCTGCGCTCGTTCTCACGGCTTACCTCCAGTGTTAGGTGCTTACTGGCGGCTCGGGCAAAGGCATCCAGTGCGTTGCCTCCTGCCAGATGATTGCCCGCCCACTGTTTGTTTTCTTTCCCCACCAAACGCCACCATCAAATTGCGCGATCAGGTAGGAATTGGAGCTGTGCTTGTACCCATCGTCGTAGAGCAGAACGAATGTCCCGTCTTGCGGCGCAGTTTCAATCGGTTTCCACATGTTTTAATCCTCACTTGGGTGCGGTACGTGCGCACCTAACAATTCGTTGCAGGCGAAGCCGCTTCGCGGCGCGGCTTAACTCAGGTGTTAGACCTCAACATCGCGCTGTCGTAGCCGGCCATGATCGCGTTCGCAAACCAACCGATCATCGCGCCTTCGTCGGTTGCGACGCCCGGCTTGTCTTTCGTGATTTCCAGCCACTTGCGCGCCCACACCTGCGCGTCCATCGTGTGCGGCCAGGTGCCTTCCTGCACACCTTTCGCCAATGCCATCATGCCGGGCAATTCTTGGTTTTCGCTGCTCATGTGTTTACTCCGTTGTGGTTTGAGGTCTAACAAGCCAATCAAGCCGACGTGGCTACGCCACGCGGCTTATCGCCAGTGTTAGGCGGCTATCCACCATGCAAGCGCCACAATCGCTGCGCCGATCAAAATGCCACCGCAAACAAGGATGGCCCCAGCAACAACCCAGTCTCGATCACTTCCGCCGTACATATGTCACCTTCTTTTCCAACCCGAGTTTTTGTAGCAGCCGCGCGCTCGGTTCCAGCTTCTCACCATCTCGTAGCCGGATCATGTAGCTCGCCGACATGCCAGTGGCCCGCGCTGCCGCTCGTAGCCCGCCGTGTTCTTGCTGCAACTGCTGTATTCGTGTCCTGATTTTCATGCTTCCTCCTACCACGCCGCCTAACACGTCATTCGAGTTGACGGCTGCGCCGCAACTCAATTCAAGGGTTATGCCGCAGTGTGAATGCGCCGAGTACCCCAAGTGGTACTCCATACGCCCGTGAAATCCTCGCGGCCATGTCCAGCCCCGGCATTGCGTTGTCCGCCTCAAGCTCCCACAAGTAACCTTTGCTGCATCCGATCACTTTCGACGCCGCATCAAGCGAGAGCTTCATGCCTTTGCGTGCCGCGCACAGCGTTTCGCCCATCGTGCCTTGCGGGGCCAGCAGCTTCGGCACCGGCATGTAGTCCACGCCATCAATAGTCACTTGCATATTCGTGTCCTGTGGTCAGCGGCCTAACACGTCATCCAAGCGGACGGCTTCGCCGCCGCCATCCTGCGGGATGCGTGCGTAGCTGAAGCAGCCACGGTGCAAAGGGAGCTTTCGAGTGATCGGCCTCACGCCGCCGCCTCGCGCTGGCTGCGATGCTCCCGCGCCTTCGCGCCCATCGCGAAGTACACCCGCGCGCAGGCCCGCGCATCTGCCAGCGCGCCGTGCGCACCCTCGAAGCCGCGCCCGATGAAGTGTTGGTGTGCCTCCTGCAGGCTCGGCGCCTTGAACAAGTGACCCTTGCCGGCGGCCACCATCGCCTCGGTCGCCGGCAGCCGCATGATGGGCTTGGCGGCGTTCATGGTGCAGTATTTCGGCGCGGCCTTGAACGAATCGGCCAGGACGTTTCGCTGGTCGGCGGAGATCAGCTCGTACCCGGCCATGCCGTCGCCGTAGCGCTTGATGGCGATCCGAATCATCCGCGCGTCGAAGCTCTCGTTGTGCGCGACGCGTAGCGCGGCCCTGGCGTGCAGGGCGAGGAGGCCGGCGAGCGCCTTGGCCTCGGGGATACCCTCGGCTTCCGCGCGCGCCGCGGTGATGCGGTGCACCTTGAAAGCCTCGTTGTCCGCGCCCCATGCCCAGCCGTCCGGCTTCACCAGCGCGGTGAAATGCTCGACCTCCGAGCCGTCGTCGTCGAACAGCAAGGCGGCGATCTCGACCAGGTGCGGCTGCTGCGGCGCGTCGCTGGGTTGCGACCAGTCGGGCAGGCCGGTGGTCTCCGTGTCGTAGACGAGGATCATGCGGCCAGCTCCTCACTGCTACGATCCGGTGGCGTCAACGACAGCTCCACGGTCTCCTGGATCAGCTGGCAGAGCTTGCCGCTCGTGCGGCCGTCCTGGTTGAAGTTGAGCGCGAACTTCACCGTGCAGCTGCCGCCGTCCAGCGGCTCGAACGAGAAGCTGTGCAGCTCCACGTCGGTGAGCTTGAGCACTTCATCGAGCGCGAGGCCGGACTGGATCGCCACGGCGTAGCCGGGGAAGTCCTCGTCCCACACCAGCGGCTTCAGGCACGGCAGTTTGCGCGCGGTGAGGCCATCGCCATCGGCCAGCGGCAGCTCGGCTTGCTCGCCCGGTGCCGGCTTGCGATACAGGAGCTTGCGGAAGCCCTTGTCGAAAATATCGAGCACACCGGAATGCATCGTGGTCTCGCATTTCATCGTGCCAGCGAGGACGTTCTCATCGCCGTGCTTTTCCATGCGGGGTACGAAAGAGTTGATCTTGGTCTGCTGGCTCGTGAGTCGGAACATAGTCGTCTCCGGTTATGGACTGGGTTATAAATTGCAGTGGGTTTTGTCGTGGTGGCGGTGGCCGGTACTGATCTCCGACTCGGGAATCGTTCGGGGTGTGCCCTGCGGCTTATTCCTGCACCGCTACAGCGCATCAGCCTGCGCATTCACCGCCGTGAAAATCAGCCCTGCATCTCCTTCTCGCGCGCCCCGTAGAGCGCATGCAGCGCGCCGCGGTCGGCCTCGGGTGTGAGGTCGATCAGCGCGGCGGCTTCGGCCAGGGCGTCGGGTGTGGTGGCGGCGGCGAGGGCGTCGTGGACTTCCTGGGCGGTGAGGCCGGCCTGCGGCTCGGACTCGGGCTGCATGTCGCCCGCATCGGCCACGGCGTAGTCGCCGTCGATCACCAGCGGCGTGTCCTGCGCAATGCCGGCGTCGGCGCGCTCGTCGTTGGCGATGGCCGATTGCATTTCGATGCTGACCGGCAACCACTTGAACAGACGCCGCGTGACGGTCTTGAGCGCCATCGGCTCCTCGTGTTCCGTCCATGGCGTGTTGGGCGCTTGGCCGGGCTTGGCGTAGCGCACGGCAGTCTTGTAGCCCTGCGAACTGTCGCGCACCTTGTGCACGTCGGCGATGCTCATGACCTCGAACTGCACGCCGCCGTCCCGGAGCTTGGCGACGGCATAGACGTGGGTGATTTCGCCGCGCTCGCCTTCCGCGGGCACGTGATGGATGGTCTCGTCCAAGCCGTAGCAGTAGGAGAACTCGTCGCCCTTGCGCACGGCACGCGCGGTGAGGCTGACGATCTGGCCGGAGCGGCGCGCAAGGTCGATCATGCCGCGGTAGCCGACGATAAACTGCACCTCGGTGCGGTTGGCGCGGCGGTTCTCGAACGGGATCAGGTAACAGTGCCCAAGCGCGCCGCCCGGCTCCAAGCCCAGCGCGGCACATTGCATGATCGCGCCGAGGAAGCTGGTCTGGTCGCACTGCGCGAGCTTGGGCGCCTTGCGTACTTCTGTCAGCGCGATGCGAGCCAAACGGTCGGCGGTGATGTGCTTGGGCAGCGCCAGGGCGATCTGCGCCTTGATCTTGGGGTCAGTGAGGAGGCCGGCGATGGTCTGCGGCCTGTCGGTGTGCGCGGCAACGCTAGTTCCGGCCATGTGCTGTCGCAGGGCGTTGGCTTGTGCCATGGGGTATTTCTCCTGGGGTGATTCAGCGGATGCGGAACACGCGCACGCCATCGGCGCGGGCCTTCCATGTGCCGACGGGCTGGCCGTCCACCAGCAGTGTCGTGGCGTCGCGCATGAAGGCTTTGATCGCGTACTCGTGAATTTCTTTGCGCGCCTCGTGCAGCTTTAGCGCCCGCCGGGCTGCGTCCAGTGCTTCGAGTGATTCGCGAATGTCGGCGACGGCTTCCACGGCACGCCCGCTGTCGCGCTCATAGAGCTTCAGCACATCGGCGGCGTTCGTTGGCTGCGGTGGACGGCGCGGCTCGATGTGCCAGCGCCAAAAGTCGGTGGCGCGCTGGCGAATCTCGCGGATCGTCGGCTCGTGCGCCTCAATGCGATACAGCCGGTGGTCGTCGAAGCCGATCAGCGCCTGCACGTAGCAGTGCGTGGCCGGATGCACGCCCATGCCCCACATTGCCTGAGCGGTGACGTACAGCGGCGGCTCTTCACCGGCATCCGGATCACCCCAGTCGCGCACAGCGTTCGGGTGTACGGTCTTGGTTTCGCCGTTCCCGCCGTCGCCGGCCTCGAAGTCGATTTCGGCGCGAGCCCATGGCAGCTCCGCATCCTGATAGCGCTGGTTGGCGCAGACGACGGAAAGCCCGGTGCGGCGCGTGAACTTCTTCGCCGCCCACGGCTCAAGATCGCGCCGATCCTCGAAGAATTCGGCTTGCCGTTCGGTGATGACTTCCTCGCGCTCGCCAGAGATCAGCAGGTACTCGTCCAGCGGCGTGCGGAATGGGCTGATGCCGAGGATCCCGGCGATGTTGCCGCCGCCGCAGTAGCCGACTCGGGAGTGGGGTTGCAGCTGGGCGTTCATTCGTCCACCTGCTCGTATGTGGCCTCGAAGATGTCCGGCTTGCACGGGTAGTGCTCACCCTTAACGCCGGTGATGATCCAGTCACCGACAGAGACCTCCATGCGCCCCTCCAGCGTCTCAATGTAAAAACGCGAACTCCACACTTTCCTTGTCACTGGATGAGAGGTGCATGCGCCCATTACCACTCCGCACGGAAGTGGCTTCTTGTCGAAAACGTAAGCGTCCCGCACTTCCGCCGTGAACTGAACGGCCTCAATCACAACTGGCTTCTTGCGGAACCTCATGCCGCGGCGCTCCGCTTGGGGCGCCGCGCCCGTGCTTCGCTGTTGAGCACGGTGTCAAGATCGAAAACGCACTTCGGCACCGCCAATCCAAGCGCCTCGAACTCCTCACCCTGGAAGTAATTCACCACCGCCTGCGCCGCCTCGCGCAGTCCAAGACTCGCCAGCCGGTCATGCTCGGCTTTCTCGGCCGCCGTCTTGCGCTCGCGTTCCAGCTTCGCGCGCTCCTCGTCCAGCCGGCGCTGCTCGGCCGCCTGGCGCTCGCGCTCGGCGGCCAGCTCGGCCTCGCGGACTTCACGCTCGGCACGCTCCTGCGCTTCACGCGCGGCGCGCGCCTCCGCTTCCTTCCGCTCACGCTCCGCGCGCTCGGCTTCCTCGCGGGCGAGCTGCTCGGCGGCGAGGCGGTCGCGCTCGGCCTGCGCCTGGCGGTCGGTCTCGGCACGCTCCGCGGCGGCGCGGGCCTCGTCGGCCTTCCGGCGCTCTTCGGCCTCGGCGCGCAGGCGTTCCAGCTCGGCGCGCTCGGCGGCGATGCGCTTCTGCTCGGCCTCGGCGTCGCGCTGTAGCTGCAGCATCCCGCCGACGTGGGCGATGGTGGCGACGAGTGCGTCCTGGGCTTCGCGCATGCGCTCGGCGAAGAATTCGGGGTCGAGCTTTTCGGCTTCCAGCTTCGCGAGCTGGCCTTCGATGATGATGGCCGGCTTGCCGATCAGCGTGGACGGCACGTTGCGAATGCCCTCGATGGCGCGGCCGATGGCCTCGACGCGCTGCCGCTCGGCTTCGAACCGGGCCAACTCTTCGGCCTGTTTGCGCGCTTCCTCGGCCTTGATCTGCACGTCGATGGGATCTTCCATGCTGCGGATTTCCGCCGTGAGCCGCTTCGCCTCGGCATCGATCAGCCGGCAGCGTTCGAGCGCCGGCGCTTTGATTTCCGAGCGCCGCCTTTCCAGTGCAGTGCGCAGCGTGCGCAGCTCGGCGCGGGCTTCCTTCGCGGCCTTCATTTCCTTTGCCACCGTCACGTCGTAGACGACGCCCTGGTGGCGCTGACGCAGTTCGGCCAGGCCCGCGGCGGCCTCGGTGTACTCGACTATGGCGGTAAGGCTGCTGCCCGCAGTCTTTTCGTTTTTGCTCACTTCGATTCCTTTGCCGGCCATGCCGGCGTGTTGAAGACGGTTGCGATCAGGCCTCGGGGCGCAGCGCGATCATCCGGTGCACCAGCTCAAGCGCCGACGCCTGCAGCTCGGCAACGGTAGGCGCGAGGGCGTCCCTGGCGGCGTCCCTGGCGGCGTCCCTGGCGGCGTCCCTGGCGGCGGCCCAGGCGGCGGCCCAGGCGGCGTCCCCGGCGGCGGCCCTGGCGGCGTCCCCG